CGAGGGCGATGATGCGGAAACCTGCCGTGGCCGGTGGCATCCGCATCGCCAGCGATACGAGGGGGAGGCCACATGCCCCCTCGACCACCCCAACCCGCCCCGCAACCAAGGAAGTAAGTCGATGGTCACCCCGTTCCGCCGCCACCAGCAACGGGTTCGCGGCCTCATCAGCGGCACGATCGCGGTCAAGGCCGCTCCTGCCGCCCTCGCTCCGCCCACGCCGGAAACGCCGCTGGGGCAGGAGTATGCCTCGCTGCGCGCCCTGCTTCACGACAATCTGCGCACGCTCGCCGACGTCCAAAGCATCGAGGCGCGCAACCCGATGAAGGCCGAGTTCGCCAAGGCGTTCGCCCCGTGGATTTCCGGCGTGGTCGAGGCGGGCAAGAACAGTCCCGCCGCGCAGGATGAAATCCTGATCCAGGTGATGATCTGGGCGATCGACTATCGCGACTTCGACTATGCGCTCGATCTCGGCGAACACGCGCTGCACCACCATTTGATCCTGCCAGAACGGTTCAACCGCACCGTCGCCTGCTTTCTTGCCGAAGAAATCGCGACGATCTCCCTCGATCATGCCGACACGGTGGATCATGCCCAGCTGATGCGGGTCGAGGCGATGACCAGCGGCTTCGACATGCCCGATCCTGCCAAGGCCAAGCTGCACAAGGCCATCGCCCGCAGCTATCGCCGCCGCGCCGATGCCTTCGACCCCGCCGCCGACAATGCGCCTGCCGGGGGCAAGGCCAGCTATGTCGCCGCCGCGCTCGAATCGGCCAAGCGCGCGTTCGAACTCGACCGCAATATCGGCGTCAAAAAGGACATCGAGCAGCTGGAACGGCAGCTCAAGGAATTCTCGCGCGACGACGCGGGATAACGGCCCGCCCCACGGCGCTCGGGGGGCGGATGGTCAGGGTCAGGATCGCCACGCGATGCAGCGCCCGACACCATCCCCACCCCCCGAAAATCTAGCGGGCGATAGCAGGATGAACCCATGAACGGCCTCGTCTCTTCCCCAGCCCCGCTCCCCGATCCGCAGGATGCGGTCGTTGTCGCCGATGACTGGTTTCCGCCTATTGCTGTTGCCGATATCCGCGCCCGCATCCGCACCGGCGGCGGTGCCGTCGGGCACGCGCTGTTGGTCGAGGCGATCGAGGGCGGGATGCTCCACGCTTTTCGCGAACTCGCCACATGGCGCACCGCGCGGGTGCTTGCCGGGGCGACTGAACTGGCCGATGTCACCACCGAGACGCTGAACGGGCGCAACCTCGCCGTCGTGCTGTGGGAACGGATCGTCCGCCACTTCGCTGCCGCCGACCTGTTCGCGGAAAACCGGGACATCTCGGCGACGGATCAGGGCATCGACCGCGCCCTCGAAAAGGAAACCGCCGCCGACGAATATCGGCGCAACGCCCTCGCCGCCGTGGCCGATCTGCGTTCGATCGGGGTTGCGCCGGGTGCGGAGGTGGCGCGCAACCGCGTCGAACTGATTTGATCGAGCCCGCGCGCCAGGGCGAAACGGTGGACGCCCTGTGCTGGCGGGTGTTCGGGCGCACCGACATGACCGAGGCAGTGCTGGCGCTGAACCCCGGCCTCGCCGCGCTCGGCCCGGTGCTGCCCGTCGGCCAACCGGTGACCTTGCCCGATGCCCCGGCTTCGGCGGCGGCGATGCGCGATACCGTCAAACTCTGGGATTGATCCGATGCTAAAGATCGACACGCTGCGCGCCGCCCTGATCGCCGCCCTGCCGGAATTGCGTGCTCAGCCCGATCGGGTGCGGCTCTGGGTCGATCGCGGCGCGGCGCAATCGCGTCAGACCGCCAGCTTTAGCTTCGCCTTCAGTTTTCGGCTCAACGTGCTGCTGGTTGAATTACGCAGCGATATTTCGGTGGTGGCGCTGGCCATCTTCAACTGGCTTCAGGTCAATCAGCCCGCACTGCTCGCGCCGCACGCCGACGGGTTCATCTTCGACGTCGATATTCTCGACAACAGCACCGCCGACGTGCTGGTCCAGATCGACCTGACCCAGAATGTCGCGGTGACGCCGCAGGACGGCGGCGACTTTCGCCTCGAATATTTGCCCGAACCCGATCCGCTATTCGATGATCCGCTTGGTCTGGGCGGGGTGACGCCGGTGCCGCCGCTCGACCGGATCACGCTCGACGGCGGCGAAACGATCCTGCCCGATGACGAGCAGTCCTGATGGCGGATGAGGATCTGCAGCGGCTCGACGCGTGGCTCGGTCAGATCATGGCGGGCCTGTCCCCGGCGGAGCGCAAGCGCGCGGCGCTCAAGCTGGGGCGGCAACTGCGCCGGGCCAATCTCGCCCGCATTGCGGCGAACGTGGAACCCGATGGCGCACCGATGGAACGCCGCCGCCCGCGCCACGATCGGCGGGGACGTTTGCGCGTCAAGGCGGGGCGCAAGATGTTCCGGGGGATGCGCGCCATGCGAAACTGGAAAGTGGATGCCGACGAAACCGGCGTGGAGATCGCGCCGGTCGGGGGTCTGGTCGAACGCATCGCCGCTGTCAGCCAGTTCGGTGAGGTTGCCAGCGTGGGCCGCAATCGCGACGGCGCGCGCATCCGGCACCGCTACGCTCGCCGCCGCCTGCTCGGTTTTTCCGATGAGGATGAAGCGCTGGCGATCGAGATCGCAACCGAACTGCTCGATCTGCCGGTGCGGTAAAGCCCCCCGTCACCCGCCCCGGCCCTCCCCGCGCGCGCGAACGCAGGCCATGCCCGACGCATGGCAGACACCGCCACCTCCTCGACCGCAATCGACCTGTCGCGCCTCCCCGCGCCCAGCTTCGTCGCGACCCTGTCATTTGAGGAAATCCGCGCCGATCTGGTCGCGCAGTTGCAAGTGCTGCTGCCGGAGTTTGACGCCACCATCGAATCCGACCCCGCCGTCAAATTGCTCGAAACTGTCGCCTATCGCGAACTGCTGATCCGGCAGGCGTTCAACGAACGCGCGATGCAATGCATGTTGGCCTATTCCACCGGCGCGGACCTTGATCAGCTGGGCGCGCTGGTCAACGTCGCCCGCCTCGAACTCGAACCCGCGACCGATACCACCCCGGCCATCCTCGAAAGCGATGCGGATCTGCGCCGCCGCATCCAGCTTGCACCGGAAAGCTTCAGCGTCGCCGGGCCTGCCACCGCCTATCGCTTCCACGCGCTCTCTGCCGATGCAACGATTGCCGACGCCAACGCGACCAGCCCCGCCCCCGGCGAAGTGCTGGTCAGCATCCTGTCCCGCCTCGGCAGTGGCACCGCCAGCCCTGATCAGATCGCCGCGGTCGAGGCGATCGTAGGCAACCGTGCGGTGCGCCCGCTGACCGATCACGTGACCGTGGCCTCGGTCGGCCTGCTGACCTTCACCGTGCTGGCCGAACTCACCCTGTTCCACGGCCCCGATGCGATCGTCGTGCTGGCGGCGGCAGAGGCTCGGCTCGCTGCCTATCTCGCCGACGCGCGCAAGATCGGTCGGCCCGTCACGCGTTCCGGCCTGATCGCCGCGCTGCATGTCGAGGGGGTACTGAACGTCAACCTCATCCACCCCGCTGCCGATATTCTGCCCGACGGAACCCAGATCGCTCATTGCACCGGCAGCGACGTGACGGTGGCCGATGTCTGACCTGTTGCCCCCCGCCTCGACGCCGCTCGAACGCGCCTTCGCCACCGCCGGGGCGCGGATCGGCGAAGTGCCGGTCGATGTCACTACCCTCTGGAACCCGGCCACCTGCCCGATTGCGCTCTTGCCCTGGCTGGCCTGGTCGCTGTCGATCGACCGGTGGAATGCCGACTGGAGCGATGCGGAAAAGCGCGACGCCGTCGCCTGCGCCATCGCCGAACAGCGACGCAAGGGCACCCGCATGGCGGTCGAGGACGCGCTGCAATCCTTCGACGATCTGCTTGAGCTGGTCGAGTGGTTCGAGGCCTCGCCGCCGCTCGATCCCTACACGTTCGAGGTGCGCCTGCCCCTGATCGATGCGGACGGCGTGGCGGGCGGCACCCGCGTGTCGGCAGAGTTCGCCCGCGCGATCATTGCCGAGGTCAGCCGGGTCAAGCCGGTGCGCGCGCATTTTGCGCTGGTCCAGCAACTCGAACTGGTCGGCCTGCCCGCGCCAATCGCCGCCGCCCACGCCGCCTCCTACCGCCGCCTCGACCTGGTCGATTCCGGGATCGACGGCACGGATTGGGCTGCGCTGATCCAGACCGAGGAGGGCGAACCGCTGCAGGACGATTTCGGCAACTTCATCGACGGGAGCCCTGCATGATCTTGCGCGCGGCTCCGGTTCGCTCCCCCACCCGGCCATCCAGCGCCCCGCTACCCTTTGGGTGGCCGGGTGGGGGAGCGGGCCGGTGCGGCAACAGTAAAGGTACCGCACCATGACGACGCCGCTTGCCCTGACCATTACCGATGCGGGCCGCGCCGCGCTGATCGCGGCAGAGGGCGGCGGAACGGCGGCTGTGGTCATTGCCGAGGCCGGGCTGACCAACACCGTGTTCCTCGCCGCGCCGACGCTCACCGCCCTGCCCGGCGAGTTCAAGCGGATCGACACCATTTCCGGCATCGCGGCGGACGATGACACAATCCACCTGATGCTGCGCGATTCCGGGACCGACGAATATACCGTGCGCGGGATCGGCCTCTATCTCGACGACGGCACGCTGTTCGCCGCCTATGCCCAGCCCGACCCGATCGTCGGCAAATACGCCGCATCGGTTTTGCTGACCGCGATGGACCTCAAGTTTTTGAACGGCGAGGCCGCGCTGGTGCAGTTCGGCGACAGCAACTGGCTGAACCCGCCCGCCACCGAAGTGGAAAAGGGCGTGGCCTATCTCGCCACCATCGCCGAAGCCCTGGCAGGCGCGGTCGCTGACAAGATCATCACCCCTGCGACGATGGCGGCAGTGCTCGCCAATTACGTTGCCGCCGATCAGCTCGGCGCGGCGGATGGCGTCGCCACCCTCGGCCCCGATGGCAAGCTCGACATTGCCCAGCGCCCCCCGATCGACCTGATCGACGTGTTCGGCGTGGCGGATGAGGCCGCGATGCTGGCACTCGCGGGTGCGACGGTCGGCGACTTTGCCGTGCGCGCGGACAATGGCCTGGTCTATGTGCTGCAGGCCGCGCCGCCCGACGTGCTGGCGAACTGGCTTGAAATCTCCACCCCGGCACCGGTGTCCAGCGTCAATGGCAAGACCGGCGCCGTCGTGCTGGTCCCCGGCGATCTCGGCGCGGTGCCGACCACGCGGAGCATCACCGGCACGGGCCTGCTCGCCGGGCAGGGCGGCGACCTGTCCGCCAATCGGACCATCGACCTGCCAATCGCCAGCGCGGCGGAGGCCCTCGCGGGCATCGTTAATGGCAAGGCGGTCACCCCGGCCTCTCTCGCTAACCTGATCGCCGCGCTCAATGCCAAGGCGTCGGGCGGTGCGACCGTGTCCGGTGCGGGGCTGGTGACGGGCGGCAGCGCGCTCAGCGGCAACCCCGTTTTGACGGTCACGCCTGCCGCCAGCGCGGATCTGGCAGGTGGCGGCGCAACCCGCGCGGTCACGCCCGCGACGCTCGCAGGGCTGGCAAAAAGCCTGACCCCCAATGGATACATCACCCTGCCCCTGCCCGATGCCGAGGGGCGGCTGCCGATCCTCCAATGGGTGACCTATCGAACTGTCATTCTTGCTGAGACATCGATCTATGTCAGCTGGCCCATCGTCTTCCCGAATGGCCCGCTTGCTGGAGCCGCAACCGCCTGGCTGGCCGCGCCGTCGAACGCCCGCAACCTGTGGGCGCAGCTGGTTGCCCCCACACAATTCGGCTGCTCGATCCAGCTCCAGCGCGATGCCGCCGTCGATCAGCGCGTCGATGGCTTCGACGTCCTGATGATCGGCTATTGAGGGGAGGCGCAAATGTTCTTCAGCCCATCGACCGGCGGGTTC